TGGGTAAGCTGGCTATTAGCGCCAGAATACGCTGTAGGTGACGCGGCGAGATTACCGGTACCTGTTACGGCTGATGCCATGTCGGTATTACTCCTTAGTGTTAATTAACATAGTTGAAATTACTTTTTATCCGAATATTCCCTTACCGCGATCGGTTGCTGATCCCAGCAAACGTTGACGGTGTTTTGCGTACTCGGTAACCGACATAGCGGCTATTTGCTCCGCCGTGAACTGTTGTTGATCCGAATTGGTGTCGAGGGGTCCGGAAGGCGGCGCGGTTACCCGGCTGCCTGTCATTTCTCTACGAGCAGACTGCATAGCCTGCTGTGCAGAGTCAAGGATACGTGATGAACGTTCCTTTAGACCTGAGATACTGGATTCAATTTCCTCTTTAGTATTACCTGTAATTAAGTCCAATAGCTCTGGTAAAACATTGTCCCTTTCATCCTGTAGGCGCTGATTGCGGTACTCATTGAGTTCTGCAAACTGACGCTCTCTTTCGAGAAGAAGAAAGGCTTTTTCGCGCTCTACGCGCTCTTGCTCAATTCTTTCCGCCCACTCTTTTTCTTTAGACTCTAGGAGCTGGCGAACATCCATTTCAGCCTCTGCCTTCTTACGGGCTTCAGCCTCTTGTTCCTGACGAAGACGGTCAGCCTCTGCTTGACGATCTTCGCGTTCCTTCTTTAGAAGGGATACTTCTTCTTTAAGGGAATCAATCTGTGGGTAGAGTTTGGACTTCTCCTGCTCTCGTACCTTACGTAGATCCTCTTCGGTGTATGACTTACCAGTTGCGGCTTCTTTAGGCTGAACCGGTGTTACTAGAGTTTCTGTTTGTGTTGGCATATCCGTTTGAAATGCTTCACGCACTTCTGGAGTGTCAACAACATTTGTTGCTTCTGACATGTTTATTCCTTAGGTTTAAGAGGTCGTTGTCCGAATTAATGCCACGATGACCTGCGGATTTATTTTATTGATCACCAAACTTAGAATCTGTTCCAGGCATCTTACGTCCTGGAAGTCTGGTTCCATATGCTTTGGTGACCAAATCTATTTGGAGTTGTTCGATTGTTTGAGCCTCTTCAGGAGACATAACTCCTGGCTGACCCATTGGTCCTGGACCAACTCCGCTACCAACTTCTGAACCAGGTGCAGGCGTTGAGCCCCCTGATCCATCTGGTAGCAATCCAGTTAACGATGCAATTGCTGCATCGATTTGCTTCTTTACAAGATTCAATGCGCCATCTGCTTTTGCGTCTGCAATAAGCTCTTGACGAATTTCTTGAAGCTTTTCATCTGGGAATTCTTCTCCCAAAGTTCTTAAAGCCCCTTCCCTACTCTCTAGATTTAAAGCCATCTTCTGTTGAATTTCGCTCAAGAGAATGAGCTTGTCTAGAGGAAGTGGTTGAGGGAAGTGAACCACTGTCTCATATGTTACAGGGTCGTTTGGATCTAATTGGGCTATTTGATCTAATTTTATTGGGCCATTAAAATCTGGGTTGTAGGTAAAAAGCTCTGGTTCTTTGATCGCAATGGTCAAAAGAGCAAGCTCGTTGATCTTCTTAATTCCCTCGCTATATTGAGTCATTTTCTGGTTATAGCGGTTCATAAGAGGCTGATATTGAATAGATAGAGCTGTTCCAGAGGTGTTTGAGATTGGCTGAACTTGGCCTAGGGCAGTTTCGGGAACCCCCATCATTTCGTGCATTGAGGTCTTTAGAGTTGCAAGATACTGCATTGCTCCGGCAAGACCTTGTCCGCCACCTTCTAGATTAAATACCTGAGCATCCTTGGGTAGACCGCCCCAGACCTTCTTCGGTCCCTTTTCAAGGGAGGATGCCTTGGCGCCCGTGATCACTGTGACCGGGGCTGCGTGATAGTTCACGATGTCGGCAATATCTGTAGCTACTTCGTTATAGTTTCTATTTAAAACAATAATGTCATGGCAATCAGAAAGTCCCCAAGGGGATCCAGAAACACGGACGTTAGGAATATGAACTACTGGAATTGTTCCAATAGGGTTTGCTCTTGAATCAATCAACTCATCATTAATGTATTCTTCGATGCGATCGTCAGTAAGAATTTCAGTATATGTGTATACCTGACGAGTTCCTTCTAGGGATGTTCCCCAGAAACGGTACTTAAGCTTAAATCTAATTAAACGGGAGCGATCATGTGGATGAAACTCTGGAAAACAAAATGATGCGTTCAACGGAAGAATACGTACACGTCCAGGATGGACTCGCCCAGTAGAGTCTGTAAATGCCTCTTCGTAAGCTACCTTTACAAAGCAGTCCCCAGATACTCCGCCCTGTTGTCCCATTTCCCAAAGAACGCTATGCTTTTCATTGTCGGTTTCCCAAACTCTTTTTAGAATATCTGGAAGTATCGCATTTGTAGCGTAGCTGCTCTGGAAGGTAACTCCTCGACCAAAGGTGAAGTTACATATATAATCTGTAAAGGCTCTATAGTAATTAAATACCATTTGAGCTTCGCCAATTTCTCTGCGATAAGCCCAGTGATGGCCAAGATACATTGCCCAGTTTAATGAATAACGGTTTAGACGAGGACCGTGAACCTCAAACTCTTCATCTGCTAATTCCACTAATCCTAGTGGAGAAATTGAAATAGTTAAATCAGAGGATGCCGCCCTATACGACGGAGGACTAAAATCTATACTCACTCTATTTCACTCTCGTTAGCTAAGCTGATGATTTAACTTTTTTCTTCTTTTAATGTCCGCTTCTTTTCTTTTCTTTTTATCTATCAGTTCTTTTTTAGTATCACGAATTTCTACTTCTGCTTTTGAAGAAACGTATTGACCACCTTTTGAAGCGTACTGTTGTTTTACCCAAGAAGCGGCAGCAAATGAAAGTCCTTTGCTTCTTCTTGATGGGTATTTAGCTTTTGCTTGTGACACTAAGCTATTCCACAATACCTGATTTGAAGGTACTCCTGATTCAGCCATCGCTCTCCTAAAGTAAGTGGTGCCCGGCTTCGGAGAAGGGGTAACGAAGCCGGGTACCTAGTACGAAAGTTTACCCTGATTAGTCAGTTACAGCTGCAGGGTTCATTCTTTGATAACGACCGCCTGAACGAGCAACCTCTTCAATCCGTGGTTCTGCGTAGTCTTGGAAGTTACCCTGAGAAAACTCATTTACATAAGTAGGAGCTTCAACCCATGCGGCTGAACCGACGTGGGCACGCTCTCTCATAGTCTCTTCTGCAGACTTCTCAAAAACATTTAGATTGTGGTTAGGACGCCCAGCTGGTGTGTCGTAGCCCTGATCAAGTCCAAGTTGAAAATCATTTGGAACATCGGTATCAGTTGCTACTCCCTCTTCAAAGCGAAGAGGTCCGCGCTGTCCTGGAACAGCTCCAGCCATTTTACGTTCGTAAACTGAGCCGGTCTTCTCAGGAAAGCCAGGGTTTGGTGCAATTGCCATTATTTACTCCTTATAAGGTTTTTAAGGATCCTTGTATATAAGTTTGGTACCTACAAGGATATTTTTGGTCCTAAACGAATTTCTATTAAAAGAATGGAGATGCGCTAACCTCTACGGTTGGCATGACCATTTCTTGTGTTAGAGAACACGCTAGTGCCAAAGAGTCCACAAAATCGTCGTGTGCGTGTGCCTCTTTAGGGGCTTCAACTAAGAAGTTGGGACCCTTATATTGTACTTCGGCATCCGTCATTTGTTGGTAGAAACGCTTCCAAATACGAAGATTTCGTGTTTTAGCGTGGGAAGGCCAAGAAATCATCTGGCGCTGTATTAGGGCCTGTAAATGCTTCCAACGCTTAGATTGATCGCTCTGGCTAGAGGTGGTTGCAACAACCTGGGCTCTAGGAATAAGAACCTTTAGTCGTTGAGCTACCGCATCTCCAACCCCGTTTGCGTCTACCGCAATGGCCAAAACGTCGTAGTTTCCTAGGAAGTTAACTATTTGGAAGTACTGTTCTTCCCAATCGTCTCCCTGGATTTCCATCCAATTTAGAATTCTATGGTCGTAATAGCCAAACTCATCTGGACGATCCCAGTCAACCCATACAACGGTAACTACGGTTGAGTCCATCTTACGTGCAGGATCTATCCCCACTACTACTGGGGATGCGTGCCAACTCTTGACTAGCTGTTGAGAAGTGTCTCCCAAATCATCCATTACAGATGAAGTTACGAACATACCCCGCTCTAGTAACCATTTGCAATTGTAGGAGAGCTGAAACTCGTCAGAATCTTCACCAATTCGTAACATCTCTTTACGAATAAACTTTTCATAGTTTTCATTGAACTTGGCAACATCTCTCCAGTCCCACTGAAAATGATTTTGCCTGCTTGTACGTCCCACTTGACGTCTCTTATTTAGCTGTATAGATCTGTAGAAGTTGTTTTTCATGGTAGATGGGGTCCCGGTCTTAACCATCGTTGCGTTGTAGTACGCACCCATAGGGGCAATAGACTTAGAGACTATAAAGTCGTCTGCCTCTTGACACTCATCAATGACCATTAGGTGGAAAGACTTAGATTCAATCTTTGCACGAGGGTTAGCTGTCATCATCATTAGTGTTGAGCCCGAGTTTTTAAGCTTTATATTTCTTGTAACTCCAGGGTTCTTTCCAGGCATATCATCAATTTCCGGATCGCCAAGAACCTCTAGTGCCTGTGGGCTTGTTAATCGACTTACTGTTCTTGAGTAAAGAGTTTCTGCCTGTGCTTGAATAGGAGCAAACATTCCAACCCATAAACCAGACGTAAACTTACCCAATAGATCTGGATACATCTTAGCCAACCTAGGCAGAATAACCATAAGAGTAGCTACAACGTTTGCTATTGTTTCTGACTTTCCAGACTGACGAGCTGCAAGAGCAGTTATTTCTTCTCCGTCATTGACTATGACGCTTTCTATAATTCTTTTAGCTAACGGTTTCTGGTAGGGGTGTAGGTCGTGCCCAACAAGCAAAACCATAAAGGAAAGGATCTTATCTACTAGGACAGCTACGAACTCTTTAGATAGTTCATCCATCTCGTCCTCATCGGACTCTAGGGTTTCGTAATCTTCTTCGTCCTCAGGACCATCTACCTCTTCAAACTGTGAATCATCTTCATAGTCAAGATCGTCATCCTCATCCTCAAAGTCGTTGAACTCAAAGTCTTCACGCATTTACTCTCCTACTTAACGACTCTAGGGCCTCATGTAGCACCTCTGATGCTAATCGAGCTTCTTCTAAAAATGTAGCGTCTTCTGTACGGCTCCACATGGATAGGTTACGATCAATGTTATAAATAGAGTTATTTACCCACCCCACTATTTCTCCTGAAGGAAGGGTTTGTATTCGTTTTTGAACCCGTGTTATTTCACGCTGTTGTTTACGCTTCTTAAACATCAGTTACTCTCTTTTACTCCTTGACGTATAGCATCCCAGTTTACCTCGTCCTTTTTTAATCCTCTACCCCGTATGGCGTAGGTTAGAGCCTCGCTCTCTGTATATCCAGTTTTTGCCCACTTACCCATAACTATTGCCCTTTTTGTAAAGGGTATGCGTATAGATACCCCGGACCCATGCCTAAAAGGTTCGTCAATTTCCTGAGTCTCAGCTTTTTCATACAGACCTTTTGGCTTGTACGGATAGGTTAGGCCATGCCAGTAATAGTTTCCTATATCTTTTGTTGTAGCCATTACTTACTCCGTTTCTTCTTTTCAGCAGCAAGCTGAGCCGCTCTGGTTGCCCTATAAGCAAACATTCTTACATCAGTAGGGACAGAGCTTATATCTGCAGGGCCTCTAGGTTTGTAGTCTAAAACATCCCTAATGTATTCATACTTGCTTGGTTTTTCTCTAAAATCTTCCCACTCATCCATACTAACGTCGTAATAGTTATATACGGTGGAGTCTCTAAAGACGATTGTTAATGTGCTTCTATTTGGGTCGTATGCTGCTGCAACAGTTCTTGGGCGTTCTGGTTTGCTAGTAGCTGTTGGCGCCTCTGTAAGGTTACCCCTAAAAGATACTGGAGCATACGCCTCTTCACCCGGTTCAGGGTATATTGCTAGGGCCGGATCGAGATACATCATCTCGTTTTCGTAGTATGCGCCTCTAGGATCTATATTTACATCGATCTCATTTGTTGTATATCCCGGACGAGTTACGCCTCTAGAAAGCTGCTCTCCTAGACTTCTTCTTTCTTTTTTTATTGCTCGTATTATCTCTTGAGGGAGATAGTTTTCTAAATCACTCGCATCCATTCTGTTCATGGCATTGCGGGCTCTACGTGCAGCTTCTTCTGCAGCGCTTATTCTATTCCAGCCTCTTCTATTTACCATGAGCCTTACTCACAAAGATGTGTCTCTAGATGATTTTCAGATATAACTGTTAAACAGATATTGCACTTAAACCAACGAAGTTCTTTATAGTCATTTTGTGCAGTGCCCTCAACTGGCAGCTCATAACCGCCATTCTCAGCCTGCTTATCGTATTCATATACGATTTTTGGTTCCTCAAGAAGCTCAGGAGGAAATGGTCCTCTAGGCTGCATAACAGTGTTAGGAACAGGATGTCCCTGCTTAGTTATTATCGTCTCTATCTTCATTGATCTCTTCTTCCGCTACAGTTTCTTCGACTACTGGTTCCGGTTCAGAAACCACAACTGGTTCTTCCTTCTTTGAAGGCTTCTTTGATTTTTCTTCAATCTTAGGCTCTTCTTCAACTACAAGATCAGAGATCTTCTTTAATCCTTCAGCTGGTAGCGCAGATTTTAAAAACCAAGGGAGATCTTTCTCACAAAATAATTGTGGGCTTTGTCCCCTTTTTTCCAAAATATACACCGCATTATCATCACAATTCAGACATTTAGACATTTTTTTCCTTTTCACTTCAGGGTTGCGGACCCCCTGTATTTACTGCTACGGTTCTACTAATGCCTGGGAAACCGGGCATTTGTAGTCTCGCAAGTAAAGGGGTTGCAGATAGATGCGGCAGAAAGAGGCCGTATCGCTCATGGCAAGTGACAGTTGTTATGGGTAACAATCTGGCCCTCTAGACCCAGGGGATGAAGTGAAGTATAGTGCAAAAGTTAAGATATTAACCTCATTGCTAGCACTTTTATTTGTAATGAGTGTAGACGTAGCATGGGCCTGGTCAAATCAGATCTTACCGTCTGATGGAACTACCGTAACAGTTGCGGTAGAAGAAGTTGACCCTATTGAAAAATACAGAAACGCTAAAAAGCTATCAAATGATGAATTAATCGACCTTTTAAAGCTTACTGGCTTTAAGGGGGAAAAGTTAAAAATAGCTTGGGCCGTAGCTATGAGGGAGTCCACAGGACGTCCTACTTCCCATAATGATACTCCGTCTACAGGAGATGACTCTTATGGGCTATTTCAAATAAACATGATTGGAACTTTAGGTTCGGACAGGATAGATAAATTTCAACAAAACGGAATACAAATCGATACAAAGAAACAATTATTTGACCCAGTAGTAAATGCTCAAATAGCCTTCTATATGACGGCTAAGGGCACTAACTGGGGTTCTTGGGGCTATGGCCCTCACGCTTATGATGGAGACCCATCAGAGCCTGGGATAGAACTCTGGATTAGTAGATTCTCGGAGTAATAAAGAAAGGGGCCGGAGAAATCCGGCCCCTTATCTCTAGATAAGGATCACATCCTTTTACAAAAGTTTTCCACAACGGTCGCATGTCTCAGCAGGTGATGCTGGGACGGATGATTTAGCCGCACCCTTAAACTTTGGTCGACCAAATCCAACGATAGAGACTTGCACATTCTTTTTATTCTTTTTATATGCACGTAGTTTTTTGCA